TGCTCTCATCCTCGGAGTCCCGGCGCTGCTCAATCTCCTCATCGGCTTGATCGTGGTCGTGGCGCTCATCATGCTGATCGCCTACGTGGTCAACCAGATGGCGCCGCCCCAGCCCATCCGGATGGTGATATGGGCGATCGTGCTGCTCGTGATCCTGATCGCGGCGCTGCACTTCTTCGGGGTCAGGACGTAGCCCGATGACCGCATCCGCACTCGTATCACTCCTCCAAGGCGTCCCGGGCGATACGGAAGTGACCGTCCGGACGCACGGCCTGGTCCTCCGGGTCACCGGCGTCGTCGTCCCCAGCGGGAGGGGGATCGTGATCGTGGCCGGTCAGACCCCAGCCTTCGTCGCCGGCCGAGCCGAGTACGATCGCCTGCGCGGGGAGTCCGAATCACCCCTGGGCTAGAATAGGGCCATATGGATGAGGCCGAGCCAAAGGTCGCAAGGCCCGTCGGCCGTCCCCCAAAGGTAACGGTCGATCCGGCTATCGCATCGGCGATCTGCGAGCGGCTCTGCCTCGGGATGCCGCTGGTCCTCGCCGCCGAAGCCGTGAACGTGCCGCGTTCAACCGTCCGAGATTGGATCAAGAGCTTCCCCGAATTTTCCGCCCAAATCACCTGCGCGAGAGCCGCTGGGGCGGAGTTTCTCACGCGCTATGCGCTCGCGGGCGGGCCAGGCTCGGGGCATGCTCTGCGCCTCCTCGAGAGACGCTATTACAAGCATTACGGCAAGGTTGAGGAGAAAACCGATCGAGCCGAGGTGCGCATCGTCGTCGAGGGAGGTCTGCCACGCCGCCGCTCACCGTAATACTCCCCGAGCTGCACACAGGCCAGATTGCCGCTTGGGATGCGACCGAGGGCTCCCGCTATGTGGCCGTGCGGTGCGGCCGGCGCTGGGGCAAGACGATGATGGCGTCGACGATGATCTGCGACGGTGCGGCCCGCGGCGAGAACTGGGGCCTGTTCGCTCCGGACTACAAGATCACGTCCGAAACGTACCGCGATATCTACGAGATCCTTGAGCCGATCACCATCAGCGCGAGCAAGATCGACGGCGTGATCCGGTGCGTGGGCGGCGGCCGGGTAGACTTCTGGACGCTCAACAATCCCCGTGCAGGGCGATCGCGCAAATACCACGGCGTGGTCATCGATGAGGCAGCGTTCGCGGGCCCGGACATGGCCGATATCTGGACCAAGAGCATCAAGCCGACCCTCCTGGACTATCGGGGCGTGGGATGGGCCTTGAGCACCCCCTCGGGCAAAGACGACGACAACTGGTTTTATTCCATCTGCAACGACCCTAGCCAGGGATTCGTCGAGTTCCACGCGCCGACGTCGACGAACCCGTATCTGCCAGCCGATGAAATCGCCAAGCTCGAGCACGAGAATCTCCCCGAGGTCTACCGGCAAGAGTACCTGGCCGAATTCGTCGACTGGTCGGGCGTCGCGTTCTTCACCGCGGAGATGCTGCTCGTCGATGGGGCTCCGGTACCGATGCCGACCAAGACCGGGACCGTATTCGCGACGATCGACACGGCGATCAAGGACGGCAAAGAGCACGACTCAACCGCGGTCGTCTGGTGGGCCTACGATGACCTACTCGCGCTCGGTGGCCGGCCGTCGCTCTTCCTCCTTGATTGGGACGTGATGCAGATCGAGGGCGTCGTTCAGGCGACCTGGCTACAGACGGTCTTCGCTCGGGGACAGGAACTCGCCGCTGCCTGCGGGGCACGCATGGGATTCGCTCGAGCATACATCGAGGACAAGGCCACCGGGATGGTCCTCCTTCAGCAGGCCCGGAACAACCGCTGGCCGGCGGCTCCGATCGACTCGAAGCTAACGGCGATGGGCAAAACCGAGCGAGCGATCGCGGCCAGTCCGTACGTCTTCCGGGGGAATGTGAAGATCACGGACCACGCCTTCAACAAGGTGAAGTCTCACAAGGGGCGCACGGCGAACCATCTCCTCATGCAGATGACGCACTTCCGGGTCGGGGCTAAAGATGACTCGGCGGATGATATCTTGGACTGCTTCACGTACGGAGTAAGCCTCGCGTTTGGTACGGGCAGCGGAACCCGGAAAGGCATCTGATGTACGGCGGTGACAATTCAGGTCAGGGAGGCGGTGGGTTCGCGAGCCTCGGCGTCGGGAACCTCGGCTCCCAGCTTTCCGATCTGCTGCTCTCGAACGACTCAATCGTCCCCGGCTCGCCCGCCGGCTACGAGATGTGCAAGACAATCCTTGCGTATCATCCGCTTGGGCTCATGCTCGCCTCGGCGCCGATTCGGCGAGCGCAGTCGCAAGAGCGTATCATCTCCGTCCCCATCGACGGCGAAGACCGGATCGTCAAGCAATTCCGCGACACGTGGGACACGATCGGCAAGCTCGGCGGGACAGAGATCATCCACACCCTGATGATGCAGGCGCGCGGCTACGGCGTGACGACGATCGGTGTGGGCGAACGCGGGAGCGAGACGAAAGGCGCGCTCGACCTCGACAAGATCAAGGCCGACAATCTCTACTTCAATATCCTCGACCCGCTCAACACCGCGGGTTCGCTCGTGCTCTCGCAGGATCCGAACAGTCCGGACTACCAGAAGCAAGGCGCGATCGGCGTGCAGGGCAAGCCGTGGCATCCCTCGCGCACGCTCTCCGTCCTCAACGAACAGCCGCTCTACATCGAGTGGACGGACTCCGCGTTCGGGTTCGTCGGCCGGTCGGTGTATCAGCGCGCGCTCTACTCACTGCGCACGTACCTGCAGATCATGATCGCCATCCAGTGGATTGCGGTGAAGTGCGGGCTGATCGTGTGGAACGCCGAGTCTCCGGCATCGGTCATCGACGACGTGATGCAGTGGTTCGGCGCGATGAAGCGCACGCAAATCAAGGCGGGCGCTACCGGGAACGTTCTGCAGATCGGGCCGCTCGACAAGCTCGAATCGCTGAACATGGAGCACATCAACGCCGCGATCGAGACGGCACGGCTCGCCTGCCTGAAAGACATTGCTTCGGAGACCGGCATGCCCGCGTCGATCATCGCGCAAGAGACGCTCACTGCGGGGTTCGGCGAAGGCACGGAAGATGCGAAGAAAGAGGCCGCCTACCTGAACCATATTCGCGAGACGATGGCGCCGGCGTACGCCTTCCTGGACCGCATCGTCATGCGCGTGGCGTGGACGCCCGAGTTCTTCGAAGCGCTCAAGAAAGACTCGAAGGGCTATCGCAATGTGAAGTACGAAACGGCGCTGGCTGATTGGATTCGCCTCTACGATGCGAGCTGGCCGAACATCCTGGAAGAGCCGGAATCCGAGAAGGCCAAGTCCGCCGACGTTCAATTCAAGGCGGTCATTGCATCGGTCGAGACGCTGGGGCCGATCCTCGATCCCGTGAACAAAACCGAACTCATCCGATGGGCCGCGGACAACTTCAACGAGCGCAAGGAACTCTTCGCCTCGCAGTTAGATATCGACGTCGACGCGCTGCTGACGTGGCTCGAGGCCCAGCCGTCTCCGGCCGAACTTGCCGCGGCGAAGACTCCGGGTGAGGGCGAGGAAGAGAAACCGCCCAAGCCGTTTGGGATGACGGCATGATTCGGCCGGCGCATGATCCGGCAACGGGATCGCTCGGCCCTATTTCGACGAAGCGTGGATCGGGGGTTCCGCCGAAGCCGCGCAATAAATGCTGCCCGGAGACCTCGCGTTGCGCATGGCATGACGGAGGAGAGGGCGATCGCGCGATCGTTTGCATCGTGGTTAGAAAACAGACGTGATCCAGCTGCGGTTCAAGGACTTGCTGCTCACTGCGTTGCGCGATTTCTCCGAGAACGGATACGGCTCGGAAGCGGACCTCACGGAGTGGCTGCTCAAACTCGAATACGCGCTCGAACGCGAGCAGCCCACGGACAAGGAAACGCGCGACGCCATCGCCTCGACGCTTCGAACGATCTTCGCGCGCGACGTCACCCGCGGTGGGATTGCGAAGCGCGTCCCGGGCGTCTCGCGGTACACCCTCGACCGCATTGCCCCGGAACTGCGGGGCGAACTCGACCGGCGTATCTACGCGGGCGTGAACCTCATCAAGCTCAACCGCGCGTCGGCTGTCGATAAGACGCTGCAGCGATTCGCCGGCTGGACGACGAGCGTCGGCCCGGCGGGGTCGTTCGTCACGCCTCGGGAACTGCGCGCGGCGGCGAACGAGATCGCCAAGCCGGTTGCCCAGGTGAAGTTCGAGAAGCGACGCGTTGCGATCGACCAGGGCTTCAAATTATCGTCCGCAGTTGCTCATGTCGCCAGCGTGCAAGCGGGAGCAATTGCCGCTATTTGGCACGACCGCGGACAGGACGACCACGGATACGACGCGCGGCCCGAGCACCTAAAGCGATCG